CTGCTTATGAAACACATTTAACCAGATTAAGAAAAGATATATTTGATTTTGGCAATGGTGTTGATACCCAAAGTACTGATTTAGGAAATGCTTCTGGTCAGGCAATTAAATTTAGATTCCTTGATTTAGACTTGGATATGTCTGATATGGCAAATGAATTTAATGACGCTATTAATAATTTGCTTTGGTTTATTAAAGCTGATATATATGCAAGAACTGGTAAAGATTATGAAGATAAAGAAATCAATGTTGTGTTTAACAATGATATTGTTGTTAATGACAGCGAAACAATTGAAAACCTTAAAAACAGTGTAGGCATTATTAGTAAAAGGACTTTGGTTGCTAATCATCCTTATGTTGATGATGTTGAAGATGAAATAAAACAAATTGAAAAGGAAACAAAAGAAGAACAAGAACAGTTCATGGTGCAAAATGGTGCAGGAGATAATTTTGGTACTGGCACACAGCAGAAAGTAACAGGAAAAGATAAGGAAGACGAAGAAGATAATTAAAGGAGTGTAGTTTATCATGGCAGATGTAAGTAAAGCAACTCAAATGAATAATGGGTTGGCTATTCAAGTATATAATGAACAAAGTTGTTTGTTAATGGAGAAAAGAATGCGAACTGCTTACCAATCTGCCATTGATGAATTACAAAAGGAATTAGATGATTTTTATGAAAAATATGCTACTAATAATAAAATTGATTTACAAGTAGCAAAACAAAAATTAAGTTTAAGTGATTCTGAAAATGTTAAGGATTTAGCTGAACAATATAAACAATTATTAAGCAAAAAGAACATTGGTGTAAGGACCCAAAAGAAGTTAGATGAAATTGCTGCTAAAACAAAAGTAAGTAGGTTGGAACAATTATTGGTTAATTGTACTAAACAGGCTGCTGAAGTTGGAATTAAAGCTAAAGATGAAATGATTGATGTTGGCAGTTTAATGTATAAAGATGGGTTTGGCCATACAATGTTTAATATTCAAAAAACTGTTGGCATGGGTGTAAATTTTAATATGCCATCAGCAAGGGTAATTAAAACAGCTTCTAATGTTGAATGGTTAGGAGCTACTTTTACTGATAGGACCGGTTACACATTAGATAGGTTGACCAATAACATTGAACAAATTATTCCGCAGTTATTTATTCAAGGTAAAAATGCTGATGAATTTGGTAAAGCTATTGCTAAACAATTCAATATGTCTGAAAATGCTGCTAAAAGGGATATGCGAACATTAACTACTTTAATAACTAATCAAGCAAGCATATTAGCATATAATAATTGTGAAATGGTTGATGAATTTGAGTTTGTAGCAACTTTGGACGGAAGGACTTCTGATAAATGTAGGGCTATGGATGGTAAAAGGTTTAAATTGAATGAAGCAGCCCCTTTTGTTAACCAACCTCCTTTACATTACAATTGCAGAAGTACTACTATTCTATATTTTGAGGACTTAGATGAATACAATCCATCTGAGAGGGTCGCAAGAGATGAACAAGGTAAAACCTATATGGTCCCTGCAAATATGTCGTACAGGGAATGGTGCACAAAACATGCTCAAGGATTATATGCTAATAGTGATAAAACAGATTGGAATTATGAGCCTGAAAAAGTATTAGCTTATGAACGTATTGTTGATGAACGTAGGAAGTTGAAAGCATTACAGGAAGATAGGGTTGTATATCAAGATTCTGATTTTGTTGTTGACCATGATATTAGTAATTATAGTGAAGAAGAAATCAATGAATTGATTGATATTTTTGGCGGGAATCAGGCATATAATTTAATTCTTGATGCAGAAAGGGCTTTTAAAAATAATTCTGATTATGGTGAAGCTATATACAATATTCCACTTATTGGCGATGCTGAAAGTGCTTTTAAAGATGGGGAATATAGGTTTGGTGGTGTTTTTACAGTTGATAGGCCAAATTTAATGCAAAGTTTAGCTGGCAATAGGCGTCTCT